TATTTGTTCCTCCACTTAATAATTCAGACGATAGATTTAGTATAATACCAGGTATTGTTGATACCGATACATATAATCAAGAGATAAATTTCCCATTCCTCATAAATGGAGATAAGTATGAAACTTTAGAAACAACTCTGAAAAAAGGAACCCCTTATGTTCAAGTAATACCTTTTAAAAGAGAAAGTTGGAAAATGGTGATTAAAGGAAAAAAATCACAAGACCTGGTTAAAGAAAAATTTGGATTCTCTTTAAAATTTTTACATAAATATAAAACATTATACTGGAATAAAAAATCATGGAAATAGATAGTTTTATTAGAACGTATAAAATCATAGAAAAAAAACCGTTGTCTAAATTTTTAGCTTACGTTGAAAAAACAAAAACCTTTAAGGCAGCCCCTATTGTTACTAAAAAAGGATTGCAAGTTAATACTGAAGTCAGGGATGTTAAAACGTTATTTTTAAATGATTTAGAAAAGAGTTTAACTAATGTTCATTGGTACAATTATTTTAATAGCTGTTTTTTAAGATGTTTGGAAGAATACAAACGAGAAACTAATTCTGAGTTCCTGCATTATCAAAATAATTTTGAAATGAGCGTTTTAAAATATGATATAAATAATTTTTATACATGGCATACTGACCACGGTTTTACTACTCCGAGAACCATGAGTTGCATTTTATTGTGTAATGACGACTATGAAGGTGGGGACTTGACATTTAAATTACCCAACCACGAAGAGTTTTGTGTTGAAGGTAAACCAGGTGAAGTAATAATGTGGCCTAGTAATTTCATGTACCCTCATTGCGTTAAACCTGTAACCAGTGGAAATAGAATAACAGTTGTTGGATGGTTGGTATAATGAAACATAATGTGTGGCCTTTGTTTTCATCCCCTCTTTTTTTAATTGAAACTGATTTAAAAAAAAATGAATTAAAGAAATTAGAACCAAAATAAAAAAAAGAAAAAACAATCCACAGTCCAATTAATAAACTTAGTGAGAACCCTAAACAAAATAGTTTTAATACTAGTATAGAAGGAGTTTTACAAAAAGAGGAGTATGAAACTTTAAAAGATGCTGTCGTTAAATCCATAAGATGTATTAATGATAATTATTTTAAATATAAAACTAATTTTATCATAAGTAAATCATGGGTGGGATGGGCTCCTGCAAAAAGCAGTTGTACTATTCACAGACATCAAAATTGTTTTTTAAGTGGAGTAGTTTATATTAAAGCAGAAGAAAACTGTGGAGATATTGAATTTGAAAACTTTAACCATAGGGACATATCAGTAGAACCTAGACACAAGAACACTATTTATAATGTGGAACGTTTTCGGGTAACACCAAAACCAGGGTTACTGTTACTGTTTCCAAGTAATATGTATCATAAGATACATGAAAATAATTCAAACAAAGACAGGATTTCTGTTCCTTTTGATGTTATGCCCACGTCTTTCTTAAATAAATATATTGAAAATAATGAAGTGTAAACTAATTAAAAATTTTTTGACAAAAGAAGAAATTAATCTTTGTACAGATTACTGTAGAATACAACACCGACAAAACAAATCTAATTTTGATAATCAAAACAGTAATTTGGATTCTAGTTTCTATGCAGATCCTTTAATGGAATCCATGTTGTTAAACAAAAGAAAGTTAGTTGAAAAACATTCAAAACTGAAGTTGCTACCAACTTATTCTTATTTTAGAGTCTACACTTATAAATCAGATTTACCAAAACATACAGATAGACCCTCTTGTGAAATAAGTGTTACAGTGCATATAAACTCAGACGGAACACCTTGGGAAATATATGCTGGAGATAAAAAATACAGAACTAAACCAGGAGACGCTATTTTATATAAAGGTTGTGAAGTTGAACATTGGAGAGAACCTTTTGAAGGCGACTGGCATGCACAAACTTTTTTACATTATGTAAATTCTGAGGGACCCTATAAAGATTTTTATAAGGATCAAAGAAGAATGTGGGGAGATAAAAAATGAGCTTTTTAGAAATTATGTTTTGTCATTCAATATATCATTCAACACTATCCAACGAAAAAATTAAAAAACAATTATTAAAAATCGTGTACGCTTTAGAAAAAAATGTTGAATCAAATAAAAAAACCAACAAAGGGGGATATCAAAAAGAGTTAAACTGTAAAGATTTATTCTCAAATTTAATATCTAAAGAAATTAATAAATATGAGAAACTTTTAAATTTCAATAAGAAATTAAAGCTGGATAATTTATGGTGTAATATTAATTACAAAAACAGTTATAATGTATCCCATGTACATCCCCAAGCTCATTTTTCAGGAGTCTATTATTTAAAGACGCCAACAAATTGTGGTCAATTAATTTTCACTAATCCCAATACATTTGTTGGAATGCACTCTGAAATGGAACAAGCAAGTGAGCACCCTAATTTCAAATCTCATTTTTATATAGAACCTGTTGAAAACCTATTGTTAATTTTTCCTTCTTACTTATTACATGAAGTGGAAATGAACGATTCTAATAAAAAAAGAATATCAATATCTTTTAATTTATGCATCAAATAAATATATTTACAAAATCATTATTTTTTACTGATCAAAAAGATTCGGAATTTAAAAAAGAAACTGTGAAAACAAAACAAGTAGATGTTAAAAAATTTAATAAAATTATTTCTAATTTTGTAAATGGACTATGTAAAAACTATTGTATAGATTCTCAAAAAATTGAGATTGACAATGTTTCTTTTGTTGAAGATTTAAAAAATGAAAGTAATTTAAATCAAAAATTTAAAGATTTTTTATTTCAAGGACTGTATCTAATTGATGTAGATGAAGATTGTGGTTTAATATCTTTTAAAAGAGAACCTGAAAAAATCATATTTATTCATACAGATTTTATCCCTGTTTTTAATTTCATAGCCAGAGAAAACACAGTGGTGGTAATTCCTTTTAATGTTTCATTTGATCTTAAAGAAAATAAATCAAATAAAAAAAGACAATATATACACTTTACTTTAAAATATGCCTACTGATAAAGAAGTAACTTTAATAGATGATATTTTATCACAAAAAGAAAACATAGGGTTGATCAAAAAACTTTGTTACCATCAATGGTATTTAACAAAATGTTTAGACTATGAAAATTTAATGCCTCCCTTGTTCGCAGGGAGAGGTGGGGGTTTTAGTGTTGAAACTTTACGAGATGGCAAGCCTTTTGATTCACCTCTTAATAAAGAAGCATATAAAATTACTAAAAAAATCTGTGAGCAATTAGATATTAAAAAGTATAAAATAAAAAGATTTTTATGGAATATGTATTTTCCTAGAAATCATACTGACTTTCATAAAGACGAATACACCGACGATTTTTTAAGCATATTATATAATCCACACACGACCGATGGAGGCACTTTTATTGACAATAAATTTTATGTTGATAAATTAGGCCAAGCAAAAGTTTATAAAAGTATGGTTGAACATAAAGGCAACCCTCCTTCAAAAGATGCAGTTCGTTTTAATCTTAATATTTTAATAAAATGTTTAAAATAAAAGATAAATTTTTACCTGAAGATGAGTTTTTAAAAATAAAAAATACCTTACTCACTAACACCTTCCCCTGGTACTATGTAAATAATGTGGCGTATCCAGGAGATAATGCTATAGGAAATTTTTATTTAAGCCATACCGTATATGAAGATGGAACCATATTAAGTCAACCAGCCCTTAATTTACTTGGACCTGTTCTTTTAAAATTAAACATAAAAAAACTATTTCGAGTAAAATGTAATTTTTATCCTCACACCCCTAAGATAAAAAAACACGCATTGCATCGTGATCATGATGATCCTAAATGCAATAGTGCTATACTTTACATTAATAACAATAATGGGTACACAGGATTTTCAAACCGTAAAATAAAATCTGTTGAAAATAGGGTGTTATTTTTTAAAGCACATAAAAAACATCACAGCACAACATGCACTGATCAAGATGCAAGAATCAATGCAAACTTTATTTATTTTTAAAACCTAAAGTGTATATATTGTCTTTATCAGTAGACATATTTTATAGTTCTTTCTTGTAATAAATCATCTCTGATCTCTTTCACATCAAAATTAAAAGAAATGATACTTCTTCTTTTTTTTGTCTGATTTACACCAGATCTGTGTATAACATGTGATGGAAAAACAATAAAATCACCTTCTATAACTCTTAATGAAATAGCTTTATTTAAATTAAGAGGATCTAATAATTGAGTGTATTGATGATCATCAAACTCTAGATAATACACACCTGTAAAATTATTGGCATGAATATGCCAACCGTGTGTGCCTTGATTACCGTATTGTTGAAACCATGTTTCATGTATTTTAATTGATTTAAAACCAATTTTATTCACCATTTCTAACAGTTGATTATGAGAATATGGAAATACGTATTTAACCCAGGGTCTGTTAAAATCAGAAGCTTGGTCCCAATCTAGCTTATGAAAAACATCTTCAAATTCTATTTTGCTGTTTTTAGTTTTTGATTGATTAATTAGAGATAATAGGTTATTTTTAAGGTTTAAATGATTATTAAAGTGCGCCTTTAAAAGCGGGGTTCCTATGGAAAGATTCATAAAAATATGTACTATAGATTTTTTTAAAAAATTGTCTACTATAAATTTAAATGGTAAGTAAATAATATGCTACAGAAAATTAACATACAACCTGGAATCAATAAACAAGTCACAGCAACGGGCGGCGAGGGCCAATGGGTTGATGGTGACTATGTTCGTTTTAGATATGGCTCACCTGAAAAAATAGGTGGTTGGGCACAGTTAGGAGATATAACTTTAACCGGTAGAACAACTGCCATGCACCAATTTGTTAATTCAAGTGGTATTAAATATTCAGCACTAGGTACAAACAGAATTTTATATGTGTATTCAGGAGGCGCATTTTATGATATAACTCCTATTAAAGCTACAACAACATTAACAAATGCATTTACAACAACAAACGGAGACGCAACAGTCACGATCACGTTTGCATCTGATCATAATATTACTCAGTACGATATCATTAAGCTGGATAATTTTACCACTATTACCAATTCTGATTTTGGCTCTTCTGATTTTGATGATAACGTATTCATGGTTGCAACCGTCCCTACTTCAACAACGATTACAGTTGAAATGGGATCGAATGAATCAGGATCAGGAGCATCCACATCAGGTGGAATAAGAGTTCAACACTACTATTCGATTGGACCTTCAGTTGAAGAATCAGCTGCTGGTTGGGGATTAGGAGCATGGGGAGGTACTGCAGCAGGTGCAGTTACATCTACTTTAGATGGAGCATTAACAGATTCTTCCACAAGTATTGTACTTGATGATTCATCAGGATTTCCTGCTTCAGGAACAGTTTTAATAGATGATGAAAGAATTGTTTATACAACAAACACTACAGGTACTGGAACTTTATCAGGTTTAACTAGAGGATCAGATAACACAACAGCCGCATCACACTCTGATGCTGCTACTGTAACCAATGCATCTGATTATACTAAATGGGGTGCATC